TCAGGTCCTTTCCGGAAACGCAAAACGCGCCACGATGCGCCGCTCCCAAGGCGGCGTCAGGGCACTTTCGACAACTCCATGGCCACTATAGGCATGGATGAATGTGGGGCTGATGCCGGTTTCGGCCTGCACCCCCAGATGTTTAGCAACTGCCCCGCGACGCATGCGGAACAACAGCAGATCGCCTGCCGCCGCCCCAGACAGGGGCTTCGGCCTCAGATGCCTTAGTGCAGCGCGCCAAAGCCGCTCATCGCCCTGCGGCTCGGACCAGTCGCGCGTATAGGCGGGCACGGGTTCAGGCTCCGTGCCGAACACGTCACGCCACACACCCCGTACCAGACCCAGACAGTCAGCCCCCGCACCGGGGCTTGAGGCCTGATGCACATAAGGCGTGCCGATCCAGCCTCGCGCCACCTCGATCACCGTGCTCATCGCAAGCTGCCGCCACCCGAAGGCGCGGATCCCCGACCGGGATAGGCCATCACCCAATCATCACCCGGAATATCAGGGAATCCCTGAAAATTCAGAATGTTGGAGAACTTCAGACGACAGGTTTCCAACCGTTTGTCACAGCCCGCCTCAAGGCGCACGAGATCGCCCGCGGCAAGCTCTGCGCGCAGCTCCTCCCACAGCTCGACGCGGCGTTCTCCGCCCGCAAACCGGTCGTTCTTGATGACACCAATCAGCCCCTCAGCGGCCCCCGACAGCACCGTCAGCCGCCCACGCTCAAACCAGCGCGGCGAATACTCGTTGAGCCCGTCAAAGACCAAAACCCGATCCTCATCGATCCGGCTCACCGCGCCTTCATGGGCATATCCCGGGGTCGCGAGGTCAAAGCCACAGGCCGCATCGCCCAAGATAGCCGAACAGGGCCGTTGATAGACCCGCCCCTCAGGCCGGTTCATCGGCTCGGCCAGGCCACGCAGTTCAACCTGAAATGCCCCGCCCTGACGCTCAAGCTCCCCGAACGAGCCCTTGAATTGCAGCGCCCGGTTTTCCGGGGCCGACCAGTTGACCAGCCAGGCCTCCACCACCGCGCCATCAAACCGCCCGGCCAGAATATCCTCCTCGGTGATCGCAGCATCGCTCAGCGCGCCAACGGCCTCGGTATTGTCTACCGACAGGCCCGTGGTCTGGCTCAGCGCCGCCGCCGACAGCCCGGTATCGGCCTTGAACATGGTGCCATCAAACGCCAGCGCGACATCGTGATCGGTAAAGCCATGGGTCACCCCATCGGCGCGCGTCACGCGCCAACACCGGGCAACCTCGCTGGCCCCGGTCTGCAAATGCGCCAGCAGCCCCTCTTCCGCGCCGCTCATACCCGGATCTCCACAACCGGCACATCCGGCGCGTCGCCCGCCTGGAAACTGGCCAATGAGGTCTGGATCCGGTCGATATCGAACCGCACCGGCACGTCGAACTCAAAGCTCGCCGCCACCTCCACACCCTCATCGGGCGCGTCGTTGAAACTGATCAGCCCGGTCGCATGATCGACATCGAAATGCGTCCGATAGACCAGCTCCGCCTCGTCCAGCCCCGCCAAGACGCTGCCATCCACGGGTTTGGTGATCGGGCGCGCATAGGTTTCGGCCCCTGATCGGTAGAGCTTGGTCAGCTGAAAAACCTTGGTTTCGCCATCGCCTATACCGATTACATTATCCCTGTAATGCAAAGGCTTGGAGGGCGCGGTGCCCTTGTAATCCGACCAATCCTTCCAGCGAAACCCGTGCAATTGCCCGCGCCTTGCTTCGAAAAACGCGATCAGCGCCTCGATATCGTCCAGCGATCGCATCCCCACGCCCGCATCATAGCGGCGGCGCGAATGCGCCCAGGGGGTGTTGCGTTCCTCGAACCCGTTGGCCAGCGTCACCACCTCGGTGCGCCGTTCGGGCCCGCCGACCGAGCCAAAGCTCAGATTGGCGGGAAAGCGAATTTCATGAAATGCCATCTCTGGGCCTCCCTCAACGATTGCGTTGCCCGCGCGACAGCGCCCGGCCCATCTGGGCGGCAATCTGGCTTTTTGATTTCTGGAACCCCTGCACATCGGGGGTCTGAATATTCATGGTGATATTGACCGGCGCACCACCGCCGCGGGCCTGCACGCCAAGCCGGCCGTCGGCCCCGCGGGTCAGCGGCATGATCGCTTCGGGCCCCGCTTCACCCATCAACCCGATGCCCCCGCGCATGGCGAAATTCGTCGGGCCATTGACGATGCCCCCCCGGGCAAAGGGCGTCACTCGCCCGCCGGAAAACGCGCCGCCCCTTTCAAACGGCAGGATGCCTGACACCAGCGCGTTCATCCCATTGGCCAGCGCCCCGCCAACGGCATTCTGAACCGGTCGCAGCGCCGTGTTATAGGCCGCATCAACCATGCTTTGCGCCACGCTGCGCAATGCATCCGAGAGCCGCATCCCGTCAAACACCACCCCGTCAAAGGCGCGCCGCAAGCCGGTGCCAAAGGACCGGCTCAATCCCTGCACCTCGCGGCCGGTATAAAGCATGGTCTCCTGCATCGTGCGCAGCTCGCCCTGAAAGGCCGCGACCATCGCCGTGGCCGAGCCAAGCGAAGCCTCCAGCTCTCCCAATTCGGCGTCAAAGCCGTCAATTTCTTCATCCATTGCCATGATCCTTCACATCCGCATCGGGAAACCGGGCGGCCAGGGCCTCAAGCCCCGCCCGTCCCATCGGCGCAATGCCAGGCTCATCGCCCAGCATCAGCAACAGTTCCGCAGGCGTCAGCGCCCAAAACGCCGCCGGGCTCAGCCCAAGCCCCTGCATCCCGGCCCGCATCAGACCGGGCCAGTCAAACGGCCTTGCGCCGCTCATTGGGGCGGCCGAAACGCCAGCGCCAAAAGCCGCGCGGCTACGCGCGCGGCCTCCAGCGGTCCACCGGCGATCTCAGCCTTGGCCAGATCGCTCAATGCGCCATTCCAGCCGCCCCCCCGCAACCCCGCACAGACCAGCGCCAGAACATCGCGCGACTTGAACCCGCCCACCTCGAACCGTTCAACCAGATCTGCAATGCTTTCCGCCTGCAGCCAGGTCTCCAATTCGGCCAGCGCGCCCAGGGTCAGCTTCAGCACCCTACGTTCGCCATCGATCTCCAGCGCCACTTCGCCCGCCCAGGGGTTCGCCATAGCTCAGAGCGCCGTGAACGAGAGCAGGCCCGCCGATGCCAGCGACAGCTCATAGCTCGCCTCACCGTCATGGCTTCCGGCATATTCGATCGAGGTGATCTGAAACGCCCCCTCGACGGTCCCGAAATCAGGGATAATGACCTGGAACTCGGGGACCTCGCCATCAAAGAAAATCTGGCGCGCACGTTCATCGGTGGCCTCGTCACGGAACACCCCCGAACCCGAGATCGCGGCCGATTTCACACCGCCACCGGCCAGCAATTCACGCCAACCACCTGCGCTTTCCAGGCTGGTCACATCGACCGTCTCCGCATTGAAACTCAACCGCGACGCGCGCAGACCAGCCATCGTCTGAAACGTCGAAGTGCCGTCGAGGTCGACCTTGATCAAGAGGTCCTTGCCATTTTGAGCAACCATATTATTCTCCAGTTATATCAGTGTTATACGTTAGAAAACTCACGCAACGGCTTCATCCAGCCGGGCGCGAAACCAGATATCGATCCGGCGGTTGGTGGTGGTTCGCGCGGCAGTCGCGCGATAAAACTGAACCCGGCTCGCACGGCCCCGGCTCAGCGCCAGGGGGGCGGCCAAAACAGCATCCGACACTGCCGCCGCCGCCTGCTTGGCCAAGTAAAACCCCGCCCCCGTTGTCACCACCGAGACGCTGAAATCATGCAACGCGCCGCCCTCAGAGCCATCGCTCTTGTCGCGCACTTTCTCGGGCCCGAGCGTGACGTAAATCTCAGGCTCCGGACCCGGCGGCATCGCGTCATAAACATCCGGGCCGACGATCGCCGCCAGCCCCGCATCCACGCTCAAGACACCATAAACCGCCGTCTGTAACGCCGCTGTCATGCCATAGCTCATGCGCCCTCCTCCTCGGTGGCAAAGCAGATCAGAAACCGGCCCTGGGCATCGGCTTCGGTCACCGCATCAATAGAAAACAACCGGTTTCCATCGCGAAACCGCTGCAACGGGGTGGGCCTGGACGGCGCACCCTGCGGGGCCGCACGGACCGTGATCTTCGCCCCCATCCGCGCCAGGTCGCCGGCCTCCCGGCCGGTCCGCGGCAGAACCTCGCCCCAGACCGTGCCCAGTGGCCGCCAGACCTCATTATATCCGCCTGCGCCATCGGCGGCCCGCACCGGCCCCTCCAGCAACAGGCGGCGTGACAGATTGGGCCGCATCATCCGCTCACCCCCCGCATACGCACCGGGCGGTAGGGCTCGATCAGCACGGCAACCCCCATGGCAATACCCGCCTCGCCGGTGCCCTGCGCCTCATAGATATCGGCCGCCTGGATCAGCACCGCCTGACGCAGATCGGCGGGCAGGCTCGGCCAATCGGGCCCAAAACCCGCCACCATTTCGATCTCGATCGACCCGCCACGCGACGGGTTCGGCAGGCTGCTCGCCGCCTCCAAGGTGGGCCGGTGTGCATCCCTGCGCAGCGTATAGGCCCCCGCCTCCAGCACCGTTTCGACGCCGCCGCGCGTGATCACCTTGACCGATGTGATGCCTTGCACCGGGGCCACCGGCAGGGCCTGTTCCTGCGTCGATTTCCAGCCGCTCAGATACCAGGTAAACCCGCGCTGAAAGAGCGCTTTTCCGATCCGCGCCTCGATCGCCGCCAGCGACGCCCGCAGACAGCTTTCCAGCTGCGCATCCTGGCTGCCATCATCGGCGAAACCCGATGCCAGGCGCAGGTGATCGGTAAGCTCGGTCACCGGCAGCAAAGCGCTTGGAACCGAGGACATTTCGACCATCATCATGTGTGTTTTCTCCACGAAAGAACTGCCTCAGAAAGTGGCATGGCAAGGCCCTGCACCGCTCATGCGGAGGACAAATGGCTGGAGGCCGCCGGACCCCGCCATGCCGCCCGCCCCGACCCGAACCCGGGCCGGAACGCGCATCCTATGCCTGCACCCCCTGCCGGATCAGGCGATGCCGAATTTCAAAAGCTTGATCGCCGCGAAATCGCTAACATCACCGCCGACCCGTTTGGTGGCATAGAACAGGACATGCGGCTTGGCGCTGAACGGGTCCCGCAGAACCCGCAATTCGGGACGCTCGGCAATGGTGTATCCGGCGTCGAAATTGCCAAAGGCGATGGCCACAGCATCCGAGGCGATATCAGGCATGTCTTCGGCGATCAGAACGGGATAACCCATCAGGCGCGCGGGCTCTCCGGCGGCCAGCCCGTCAGACCACAGGAACCGGCCATCGGCATCCTTCATCTTGCGCACGGCACCCGCGGTTTTCGAATTCATCACGAAATTGGCGTTGGCGCGATACCGGGCCCCCAGGGAATAGACCAGATCGACAATCGCATCGGCCGGGTTGGTGGCGTCGAAATCGCCCGCCGCGCCGGTGATGACATAGCCCAGATTGCTCCAGCTCCAGCTCGCGTCATCGACGCTCGGATGGGTCAAAAACCCGGTCGGCTTGTCGATGCCGTCGCCCGAGATAAAGGCCATGGCCTCGGCGCGCGAAAACTTGTCAGCGATGCGCTCGGCCAGCCAGCCCTCGATGTCAAACGCGGTGTCATCCAGCAGGCGCTGGCTTGCCTTGGGCAGCGCCGACAGCTCATGCAGCGGGATCGTGATCCGCTCGATCTGGGGCGTGGCGGTTTCTGTCGAGGCGGCCGCCTCCGAGGCCCATCCCGCCCCCATATCGCTCTGATCAATCAGCACATCAAACGATGTCGCCTCCACATTCACCACATTGGCGACCGAGCGCAGGCTCGAGGACCCGCGCAGCACGCCCTGGATCGCTTCGGCCGTTTGCGGGTCGACCAGATAGCCGCCCTCGGCATTGACGGCCGTGTTCAGCGCTTTGCCTTCCAGTTCAAGCCCGCGCAGCCCGTCATCGTCGCCGGTGCGCAGATAGGTGCCCATGGCTTTCTTATGCGGCGCACCCTCCTGGGTCGCAGCCGACAGCGCCGGGCGCGAATGGGTCATGGTTTTGGTTCTAAACATCGAAATACGCTCTTCCTGTTTTGCAAGTTTGGCGGTCATGTCGTCCTGGAACTGGCTGAATTCACTCAAAAAGCCTGCCAGTGCGATCTTTACCTCATAGGTCGCATCCTGGCCTGATGGCACAGGGGTGCGACCCGAGGACTTGGTGTCAGTCTCGGTCATCCGATCATCCCGGTTTGGTTGAAATTGCGGGGCTCTAACGCGCCGCCAGTTTGCGGCGGGCGTCCTGAAACACCGTCGCCAGTTCGTGCAGGAAATCCCCTTTTTCCTCCTGGGCCATCTGGGCATCCACCCGCGCCTGCGGCAGCATCGGAAAGGTCACCAGCGACACTTCCCAAAGCTCCACCTCGTTCAGAAGCCTGCGCCCCTGATCATCTTTCGTGGCCCGCACCGTGCGATAGCCGATCGAAAGCCCGTCAATGGCACCCGCTCCGATCAGCGCCACCGCCTCGCGGCCCTTCGACACGCTGTCCAACAGACGCCCCTTGACCCACAGACCCCGGCTATCCTCGCGGACCTCGTCCCAGATCCCGATGGGCTGCGCCGGATCGTGCTGCCATAACATCTTGACGTTGCGCCCGGCCGCATCCAACCCCTTCAGGCTGCGCGCGTAGGCCCCCTTCTGAACCACGTCACCGCCCTGATCACAGGCATCAAAAAGGCTCGCATAGCCTTCGATCTTATGGCCTTCGCGCACTGTCAGAGCCTCGTCGAAACGACAGAACTTTGTTTCAAGCCCTGCATCTGAAAATCCATTCATTCCAATCTCCTATCCGCTAGAGCTCATCTTGATCAGCTCGTTCACTCCCTGGGCCAGGATCACCCCGACCGCGCCGAAAACCGCCAACCACAGCCGCCGTTCCAACCGGTCCAGCGCGACCTCGATCCCCTTCAACCGAAACGCCAGCGCCTGCCAGCGCTCCTCGGCCACCCGTTCATTTGCATCGATCCGCGCCGTGGCCGCGTTGAACGGGTCATAGAGAAACCGCGATCCGCCCGCCGTTCCGCGGCTGCTCATTCTTCCTCCGCCAACCGTGGCAATCCAAGCATGGCGCGCTTCTCAGAGGGGGTCAGGAACTCCGCCTCAGCCACCCGCCGCCATTGCGCATCCCGCTCAATCGACAGCGCCGGCACCTGATCCAGATCGGGGCGCAGCTCAGCCGGCTCACCGGAATAGCCCGCCAACCAATGCGACAGCGCCGACAGAACCTTGGCCGCCAGCGGCAGCACGGTCAGCCGGTAAAAGGCGCGGTTGGCCTCGGCGTAATTGGCATAGGTCGCATCGCCCGGTATGCCCAAAATCATCGGCGGCACCCCAAAGGCCAACGCGATCTCGCGCGCCGCCGCATCCTTGGTTTTCTGAAACTCCATATCCTGCGGGCTAAAGCCCATCGGCTTCCAGTCCAGCCCGCCTTCCAGCAACATCGGACGCCCGGCATTGCGCGCGCCCTGATGGTGGCTCTCCATTTCGTTTTGCAACCGCTCGAACTGATCCGTGGTCATCGTGCCCGCACCATCGGCCCCGCGATAGACAATCGCGCCGGAGGGCCGCGCGGCATTATCCAACAGCGCCTTGGACCAGCGCGAGGCGCTGTTATGAACATCCAGCGCATTGGCCGCCGCCTGCATCGGGCTCAGGCCGTAATGGTCATCCTGCGGATGAAACAGCTTGATATGACAAATCGGCGACAGCCCGCGCGCGTCAAACCGATGCGTCTTTGCCCCCACCGTGTAATCATAGGCCACCGGCCAGCCATCGGGCCCCGGCACCAATCCCATCCGGTCCGAACGCAGCACATGCAGCTCCTCGGGCGTATCGCCTTCCGGGCTCACCGCTTCGACATATCCATTGCCCGACAGCATCAGCTGCGCATAAAGCGCCTCCAAGAGCTCCGCCCGCCCCTGCGCGCCATTGGGCCGCGCCATCAGGCCCAGCACGGGGTGCGTCTCATAGCGCCGCTCGACATCCTGACAGATCAGCGGCAGCGCGGCGGCCGCCTCGGCAATCAGCTTGACCGAGCGAAACCCCACCGGATTGCCCGCAAATCCGGTTTTCATCAGCGACACCGTATCGCGCGGGCTCCAGGCCACGCGCCCCGCCCCCGCCCAGGCCACCACCCGGCCCGTCGCCGAGGCCTTCACCTCGGGCACAACCGGCTCCGGTTTGCGCAAGAAATCCAACACCATAGCCATGTCTCCTAGATCGATCAGAAAAGCGCCCCGCCGATCCCGGCAGAGGCGCTCGAACAGGGCGGTTCAGCGCCCCGCGTTTCGATTCACAGTTTCAGATCTGGCGCAGTCCCGGCCGCGCCACGGCCCGCGCCGGTACGATCATGCCATCGGTCAATGCCCAGACCAGCGCATCGACCCGGTCCGGGCTGCCCCGCCCATGATAGCCGGTCATCGTCATCCGGGCCATTTCGTCCTCCAGCGCCGTCAGCCCCGGCATATGCGCCACACGGCCCTGTTCATATAACGCCGCCACCGGCTCGGCCCGCGCCACTTTCCCGCGTGAGGCACGTACCGATTGCACATTGACCAGCGGGTCAATCGCGCGCACCGCATCCAGCACCAGATCGCCGCCCTGATTGACCTCGGCCACCATCCGCGCGGCCCCGTGGCGCTCATAGGCCGCCACGGCGCGCTCCGCCCATTGATGCGCCGATACGCCCTGGACCGAACAATCCTCGATCACCACCGCGTGCCAGTCTTTCGGTGGCCCGCTCTGAACCACGCCCACAACCACGATCCCGCAAGCATCCGATCCCTTGTGCCCCGTCACCGGCGGATCGACAGCCACGGTCACCCGCGCGCCACCCGGCACCGCACTCACACGGGCCGCGTCGATCGCCGCCCGTGCCCACAACGCGCCTTCCATATCCTCGACCAACTCACCGTCCAGCTCCTGCCGGCCCAGTTTCGTGTCGCCATAACGTTGCCGCACATCCTGCAGAAAACTATCGGCCAGATAGGCCCGGTTCGCCTCAGTCGGCGCATGCGTCATCTCCGTCGTCTCCCGCGCCAGCAGATCCTTCAGCACCTGCACATTGCGCGGCGTCGTCGTCACCACCTGGCGCGGATCACTCCCCAGTCGGAGGCCGAATTGCAGCATGTCCCAGGTCTCCTCGGCGCGCTTCCATTTCGCCAGTTCATCAACCCATGCCGCGTCAAATTGCGGGCCCCGCAATGCCTCCGGATCATGCGCCGAATAAAGCCGCGCCTCGGCCCCGTTGGGCCAGATCAGCATCCGCTCGCCCGCCACCCAGCGCGGCGCGCGATCGGGGGGCGAACAGGCCAATATCCCGCTTTCCCCCTTTACCATCACCGCCAGCGCCTGGTCATAGGTCTCGCCCACCAAAGCCACCCGTCGCGCCCGGCCCGGATCATCGGGCCCCGCGCCTTCAACCATGCTGCGCACCCATTCGGCCCCGGCGCGGGTCTTGCCCGCGCCGCGCCCACCCATGATCACCCAGGCCCACCAGTTGCCCTCGGGGGGCAATTGATGCGGCAGCGCCCAAAACTCAAAGAGCCAGGGCAACGCCGCCAGGGCCTCGTCACTCAGCCCCGCCAGAAAAGCCTCCGCTGCCGCTGGCGGCTCTGAGGCAAGCCAACCGGCACCCGATTTCAGCCCGGGCCGCCTCAAGATCGAGGCTTGCCGCCCCGGCTCGTGTTTTCCCACCTGCGACACGGGCCTTCTCCTCCAGGCTCAACGCCATCACAAAGGCGTTGTTCATCTCCCTGATATCCTTGGTCAGATCCGTCCCCGAGATCTTTTCCTCAGACTTCAGCTTCTCAACCGCCCGATCCAGCACCTCCTGCGCCGTTTCAAAAGCGGTCAATGCACGGCCCAGCAATCGCTCGGCCCGCGCGGCATCCAGTTCCGAATTTGTCGTCATAATTTGCGTCGTCCCCGTGCGTTCAAATAAAACCCGCACGAGCAGAAACGAAAAAACGACCACCAGGGTCACCCCCGGGGCCGTTTGCCCATTTCTTCCAGCATGTCACAATGTATGCCAGAGACCGTTCGCCAAGTCAATAAGTTTATTCTTTTCAGATGGTTAACAGACAATCCGCGCGCTTACGATTTCTTTACCCTTACCACCGTTGTTATGGGACAGAGATACCTTCAGGAACTCGGAAGAGACCAGAGGAGGTCGGAAGACCTTGGAAGGATCAATAAAATAAGGCCGATTTGCACGTAAATGATCGTTTGGCGTCCAAAATGGCTTGTCTTTCAGAATGACAAAAACTGAGCGCGCAGATTGCAGAACGGCCCAGAGGGCCGCAGAGGGCGATGGCAGTGGTGCAGTTTGCTGATACCCCAATTAATTAAGGGTGAAGCGGTGGCGGCACGAATATTGACCGGTAAAAACTGACCTTGCATACGACAAAGAAGTGGGACGTTCGCCGCCCAGTCGCACATGAAGCGTCCCACCTGCCCGTTTAAGAAACAAAAACAGATACTTGGCTCAAAGGGGTTTATCCTGAACGCGCAAATTAAGTGGGACGCGATTTCGGCGTCATTCGATGAAGCCGTAGTAGCGTGCGGTGCGCTCGATTGACCTGCAATGAGCTGTGATGCTGCTCTGGGTCATGCTTTGAATTTGGAAGGCCGCACCGTCAGTCATCATGGCTAGGTTGCTGGCAAATCCCATATCATTAGGATTGGTGTTGTCGTCGATCCACTGAGAAATTGCTGCCTGATTGTAAGACAGGCCACAGCGAATTTCTGCAGCAAGAACCGAGCCAAGGTTAATCGCGGCATCCATGCTGTCGACGGATTGGGCAGACGCCGAAAATGGAAAGCCCATAACGCCCAACACCACCGCAGTTACCGACACCTTAAAAGACATGATTAACCTCCAAAAAGAACTACCGAAATGACCCTATCTGAAACCGCGCTGCGAACAACGGCCTATTCCAACCAGAACCCGACCCAAACCGCGCGCCCCATGATGTGGATCTCGGTTGAGCCGGCTGGCGCGGACAGGGGCGGGTGCGCCGGGTTGTCATGCCAGAAGAACGCGCCGCCGTTCGGCTCTCGCCTGAAACGGTGCAGGCCGATTTTACCGGCGGTCAAGGTGGCGACAATGGCACCGTCGTCCAACGCGGCATCTGTCTGAATGATGACGGTGGCACCTGCGCGCAAAAGTGGCTCCATCGCGGCGTCAGGAACGGTGACAGTATCGAGCGCCTCAACATCACCATGGAGCCAATCGGCCGAGGCAAACAATACCGGCTGACCGGAGGCCGTCCGCCCGATTGGAACGTGCTGGCCGGCGGCAGGCGCAGGCGGCGCGGCAAGAAGATTGATCTGGGTCTCGTCAGCTGACGGTGTCCGCGCGAATGCGGCCACAACCTTGGCGCGGGCCGAGATGGCCGAGCCTTTCCATTTGTCGGTGAAAGATACCCAGGCGTCATGGTCGAACTGATAGCCAGTCGTTGTCACCCAGCCGCCGGCCTCGTCCGTGATGCGCCGCACGATCTGATTGCCGCCCCGGTCCGTCAGAAGGGCGACATCACCGAGGCCGACCGGTTGCGAGGCGTCAATTAAGAGTGTCGCGTCGGGCGGAACTCCACGCGCGGCGCAACCACCGCCCTCCAGCTGAAGATATTCGGCCGCTTGATCGTCGGCACCTTCTGGCAGCGGGTATAGCAGGCCCGTTTGCTTCGGTTCGGCCCAGCCGGGCATATCTGCTGTGAGGCTGGATACTGTTGCCGAGATCTGCGCTTGGAAGTGAACCGGCTCTTCGGCGAAGCCAAGGTTCGCCATCGCCTGCCGAGAGGTTTCAAGCGCCGGCGCAAATTGTTCGGAAATGGCCTGGGCTGTTTTAACGACTTCGGCGCGTTTCGGTCCAAAATAGAACTCCAACCCTAATGCCTCACCCAATGCCGCAAGTTTGTCCACCGATGGCGAGGACCCGCGCCTAATATTCTGAATGGCGGACGTATCGCTGCGGTCGAATGCACGCTCGCTAACTTGCGCCTGAGACAGGCCGAGCTCCTTCCGCCGTTGTTCAATCAATTCGAAGATACGGTCCGACTCACTCATAGTGCAAAAATGCACTCGATCATGACCGCGGCACAAGTGGACAATCGGTTTCCCAAAAAGAGTGTATTTTTACATTGCAACGGCAGTGTAGGTGTGTATGAGTGTATTTATGCACTATTCAGACCTTATCACCCTCTCCGAAACGCTCGCTTCCTTTCTTGGACGGAGCGAGGCCACGATCTCAAATCACTGCGCTGGACATGCGCGGTTCTTTGCAAGGCTGCGTGAGGGAAAAGGCTGCACGGTCGCCACTTTCAACGCGGTTTGCCAATGGTTTTCTGACCAGTGGCCAGAGGATCTGGAGTGGCCTTCGGAAATTCCTCGCCCGGCCCGCTCTACTCCGGAAGAGGCCGCATGAACCACCTCACCAATCAGCAGGCCGCGCGCCTCTTTCTGTCCGAGATGCCTGCCAGCGACCGGGTGGCCATTGCCACCGATCTGCTGCGCCAGATCGTCAATCCGGGAATGTATGCCGAGCTGCGCGTGCATGCCCATGAAATAGCCCGTCACGCTGACTGCCTTGAGCGGCAGCTTCGCGCTGCCGCTTTGCGCGACGGGTTCTGCCAGCCGGAGACCACCATTGCATCCTCCGGCCACCTTCCTCGGGGTGCCACCGTCGCGGCATCCCGAGGACCTTTCCAGATCATCGATGGAGGCTCCGAATGAGCGCCCTTCACACCAACACCCTGTCGCCGGGTTCTGATGGGGATGTCCCCGGTGATGCGGGCCGCGCGGCCGTCACTCACGGACCGGGCCGCGCGGCCCCCGAAACAACCTGGCCCTCCTCCATAACCCATTCCGGGGCCGGTTCGGCGACCAGGGCGGGTGCCTCCCCACTTTTGCCCTGGTCGCGCCAAGAATTGCTTGAGATCGCCGGAGACATCCTTGGCCTCGTGTTCCTGATCCTGACCGCCGTCGTCGGCATCGTGATGGCGGGAGTGCTGTGATGATCAGCAATGGCCAGCGCTGTCGCACCATGCCCGAGGGGATGATCTGACATGCATCATGCGCGGCTGTCTGAAAGCCTCCGCCTGCAACGCGCCCTGAGGGTGCTGGAGGAACGGTTCGGGCAGTGGGTCACGACGCGGACGCTGGTGAGAAAAGCCAATATATGCGCCGTCAATTCCGTGGTCGCGGAGCTGAGGGAGAACGGCTGCAGGATCGAATGTGAACAGCGGTCAAAGGACGGGCAGCGCCGGTTCTTCTACCGCCTGACAAAGACACCGGAGGAGTGGAATGGGACAGTTTCCAAAGACTGAGAGTGATTTCCGCGCGCAATGTGAATTGGCGATTGAGCTGCTCCGTCAGGCGCTGGCTGGTGCCGGTGAGATTGTAAAGAACGCGGAGAACGCAACAGATCGGATCGAATTTGTTTGCGATCCGAAGAACGCTGATTTTATCGAGCCGGATCTCGTGGGCTACTACACATGCAGCTTGGACGACCTTGCACATTCAATTGATATCAACGTGCCGAAGCTGTCGGCGTTGTTGATCGCGGCCATCGGCTTGGTCGCCGAGATCGAACGGTCCAATCTGAAATCTTCCGGGAGCATCGATTGTGAGTAAACCGGCAGAGATTTCCGACCAATTTTCACGCATCCCTCTCGATCAAATAGTGGTGAAAGACCGTAGCAGGTTGGTCATCGAAGATCGTGTCGATGTGATCATTGCGACGGTGCCTACTACCGGCGACATCAACGTGCCCATTACCGTGCGCAAGATCAAAGGCGCAGAAGGTCAATTCGCCCTAATAGACGGTGCGCACCGGATCAGGGCGGCAGAGCGGCTTGGCATGGAGCGCATCATCGCGAGAATTCTACCGGTTGGTGCTCGCGTCGGGAAGTTGATTGAGGTCGAAGCGAACCTGTCAGGCGCTCAATTGAGCCCATTGGACCGTGCGCTCTCGATGGCTGACCGCAAGCGCGCGTATCTCAAGCTTCACCCTGAAACAGCTCCAGGAACTGCTGGTGCTTCTGCCCGCTGGAATGCAACGGAAACGATTTCCTTTGCATCCTATATGTCCAAGATTACAGGCCTCACTGAACGCAAGATACGCATGACGATCTCGGCCGCCGAACGTCTCACCAAAGACGAAGCTCGATGGCTTCAAAATGCTCCGAAGAAAGTCACCGAACAAGATCTCATTGCACTAGGCAAAGAAGGTGATGCGCACAAGCGCTCTCAGGCGATCATCGCCCTCTCAAACGGTGAGGTAAAATCGGTCAAGGCTGCGCTGGCCGCAAGGGCCAAAAACACCCCAGTTAAAGACCCCATTAGCGAGGCACATCTGGGCCTCCTCAAGGCCTTCAATCGCGCGCCGAAAGAGGCACAGCGCCGATTTGTGCAGGACGTGGCGGCGGAATTGGTTGATCTGATGCCATCTCGCGATGGTAACAGTCCTGCCGATGTCAGGGGCCACTGATGTCCCAAACTGAACCCAAAAAGACGTGGTGGACAGCCGAGGAGATTGCATCGGCAAATCTGCCTGATATGGCGACGACAAAAAGACGCGTGAACAGCGCGGCAGATCGCCTTAGTTGGCGCTCCGACATAACCCGCGCGCGAAAGCGCCGCGCCGCCGGCGGCGGTTGGGAATACCACTGGTCCCTTTTCCCCCTCGCCGCGCGGCGCAAGCTGCTTGCCGAGGCCGATGATCCGGTAGCGAATGTGCTGGATCGCGGTGCTGCCTGGGATGCCTTTGATCGCCTGACGGATACGGCCAAGGACGTGGCCCGCAACCGGCTGGCCGCGCTGCAACAGCTGCAGGCATTGGAGAGGACGGGTATCGGGCGTGACCTCGCCGCCTGCGAGATCGCTCGGCTGCGCGGCGTCTCGGCGCGCACGATCTGGAACTGGCTCGCGATGATCGAAGGCATAGCGCCCGAGGACCGGCTGGCCTACCTGGCCCCGCGCCACCGGACTACCCCGCGCGATGTGAAGCGCGCCGAATGCCACCCCGAATTCTGGTCGATGCTGGTGAGCGCCTATCTGCGCCCGGCGATGCCCACCTTCAAGGCATGTTGGCGCGCGGCCAGTTCATGGGCAAAGGCCAATGGCCATGCCGTCCTGACCGAGAGAACGGCGCGTCGGAAGCTGGACGCCGAGGTGCCGCGTGTCACGCAGGTCTTTGCCCGCGAGGGTGTGGAAGGCCTTGAGCGCTGTTTCCCGCCGCAGATCCGCGACAAATCCGGGCTTCACGCCTTGCAGGCTGTCAATGCCGATTGCCACAAGATCGATGTCTTTGTCGAATGGCCCGATGGCACCGTCAACCGACCCCAGATCGTCGCCTTCCAGGATATCTACTCCGGCAAGATCCTGAGTTGGCGCGTCGATCACAGCCCGAACAAGGTGGCAGTGATGGCGGCTTTCGGCGAGATGATTGAGACATGGGGCATCCCCAAGATGTGCCTTTTCGACAATGGCCGCGAATTCGCCAATAAATGGATGACGGGCGGGGCCAAGACCCGGTTCCGGTTCAAGGTCAACGAAGACGATCCGCTCGGTGTCCTGCCGATGCTTGGGATTAACATCCATTGGGCGCGCCCTGGCCATGGTCAGGCCAAGCCTATTGAGCGCGCATTCCGCGATCTGGCATCCGACATTGCCAAGGACCCGCGCTTTGACGGGGCCTATGTCGGCAATAGCCCAATGGCCAAGCCTGCCGATTACGGCAGCCGCACGGTTCCGGTGGATGCGTTCCTGCGTGTTCTCGATGAAGGCATCGCGGAGCACAATGCCCGGCTCGGCAGGCTGTCAGAGACGGCCAATGGCCGCAGCTTCGACGAGACTTTCGCCGAAAGTTACAGGGTCGCGCCGATCCGCAAGGCCACCGACGAGCAGCGTCGCCTTTGGCTGATGGGTCAGGAGGTCCGCCGCCTGCACCGCAGTCATGGGCGATTGAAGCTGCATGAAAACATGTATCACGCCGATTGGATGGCCGAGTATGCCGGCAGGGAAGTGGTCGCGCGGTTCGATGCCGAGGATCTCTTTTCCGGTGTCTGGCTCTACGCCAAGGGCGGCGAGTATCTGGGCCATGCCCCGTGCCAGGAGAAAGTCGGGTTCTTCGATCTGGTCGAGGCCAAGACCCATCACCGGCGCACCGCTCAGATCAAGCGGGCAGAAAAGAAGCTGCTCGAAGCTACGCGCCAGATGCGGCCTGCCGAGGTCGGTCAGCGACTTGACGAGACCCATGCCGCGAAGGCGCAACCCGCGCCATTGGATGCGAAAGTTGTCGCCCCCGATTTCAAGCAGAAATCAACCGTGGCGGGCCGGTTCCAACTGCCCGACCCGGTGCCCACTCCCAATGAGGAACTGGAGGCGCGTCGCGCGGCCGCAATTGTAGCGTTCGAGGCCAAGCCCGCAGCTGCCAAGCAAGAGGAGCAGCCGCGCGACCGGTTTCGCCGCGCCGTCGAAATCGAGGAGCGCGCCGAACGCAGTGAACGGATTGGCCGCGCCGAGGCCGAATGGCTGCGGATCTACCAAAGTGGCGCGGAATACCGCGCCCACAAGGCTGCGATGAAAGATTTCGGGAGAGACGTCCTGGGATGAGCGCCGCCCGTTGGGATGGAGCCCCAACGAGCGGCTGGTGTGAAACGAGGCCACGGAGGACAAGATGGCAGACGGACAGGCATATGGCAATCAAATCAGGCCGACGCGCAACGTCGTCGCGCTGATGACGCTGATCGAGAAGGTGGAGGCACGGCAGGCATTCCTGCCCGGCATGGCGGTGTTTTACGGGCCATCGGGCTTTGGCAAGACTTTCGCCGCGATCCACGCGAACCTGAGCAAGAACGCGGTCCATATCCAGTGCCGCGACTTCTGGACACCGAAATCCCTCGCTGAGGCCATTCTCGGAGAGCTGCGCGCGCCGTCGAACCGCCGGCAAACTCTCAGCCACATGTTCGAGGATATCGTTGCCGCCCTGATCCGTGACCCGCGCCCGCTGATCATCGACGAGGCCGATCACCTTCTGAACAAGAAGATGCTGGAATTCGTCCGGGGCATTCATGACGACACCCAAAACACCGTGGTGCTGATTGGCGAAGAGGAACTGCCGCAACACCTGACGCGGATCGAAAGGGTGCATAACCGCATCGCCGGCTGGGTCGCAGCCGAACCGGCAGATCTGGAGGACGCCCGCCAACTGGCCCGCTACTACGCCAATCAGGTGGAGATCTCCGAGGATCTGCTTGCCGCGATAGTGAAGGCCTCGGGCGGGCGCATCCGGCGAGTGTCGAACAACCTCTCATGGATCGCCGAAGATGCCCGCACGCGCGGCGTCACTCGAATGACATTGGAGGATTGGGGCAGTCGCGATTTCTACACCGGCGAGCCGCCGCTCGGGCGGAGGGATTACGCATGAACGTTTCAGAGCACTCCCGCACCGGCCCGGGCTGGGAGGCCGACGAAAAGGCATGGGCAGAGGTCGAGCGTCTTCCCATTTTCACGGCAACCACACTTGTCGAGCGTCTCGACTTTCCGGTGTCGCGGGCCCGAAAATACATGAAACGCTGGCACGAGGAGGGCCGGATCGCCAGCTGTGGCACACTCAAAGATGGTAAAACGCTGACCTATCGTGTGGCACCCGTCCCCTCAGACGGACCGCAAAAGTCCGCCATCACGACGACGCCACAAGCCATTTGGACGGCCATCCGTCTTCTGCGCAGGTTCACGGCGACCGACATCCTCTTTGCCATCGCGGCGGCGCGCCCGGATCTGGAGCTCAAGGAGGTTCAGACCTATTGCCAGTTCCTTTTCAAGGCCGGATTTCTGCGGGCGCTGAAAAAGGCCACCATGCATTCGGAGGCCATTTATGCGCTCGCCCGCGATACCGGCCCGCTGGCCCCCTATCAAAAACGTGTGCGGGTTCTCATCGACCCCAATGAAGGCTGCGTTGCATGGGTGCCGGAGGTTTCGGCATGAGCGCGCGGTTGGATATCGCGCGCGAGCATTGGACGCCCCTGCCCGACTGGGTCGCGGCGCTGGCACGCGCCGCTGATGAAACCAGCCAGAACCAGGTGGCCCGGCGTCTGGGCTACACCGCCCCGGTCGTCAGCCTGCTGCTGCGCCAAGCCTACAAGGGCGACCTGGCGCGGATCGAGGAGCTGGTCCGGGCCGATCTGATGCAGGAACGGCGCGATTGCCCGGCCCTGGGCGAGGTCCGCCTGACCGAGTGCCTGCGCCACCAGGACCAGGCTAGAAACCCCGGCAGCCCGAACCCGCTGCGCACCAATATGCGGCGCGCCTGCAATGCCTGCACGATATTCAATAAGGAGAAAGTGACATGAAAGTCGTTCAAGAAGATGGCCTCAATCCGAGCGGTTGGAGCCCGAAGGCCGTCAAATTTGCTGCCGATCTCGGCGAACGTGTCAAAGGAGACAAGGAAGCGGCCGAGCTTGTTGTTCTCATTGCCATGAACGTGATTGGCGGCATCGCCTTTTCGCAGGATTGCTCGCCCGAAGTGGTCGTCGCCCGCGTGATCCATACCGCCCATTGGCAGCTGCAACAGCAGCAGGAGGCTGAGCGCCTGGCCAAGGTCAAGGAGCGGATGAATTGAGCGCGCCCGAAACCGCCCCCTTTGAAGAAACCGAGATGCTGCGCCTGGCGCGGCGCGCGGTCGGCAAGGTCGACCACAAGGGCAAGCGCGGTGCCACCCTGATCACATTGGAAGAGATCGAAGCGATGGCGACCACATTGGCCTGCCTGGGCGTGGTGCCCGCCAAACGCACAAAAGGAGACCCGACATGAACCAGACCATGACCACCGATGACGGCATGTTCGACCCGCAGGGACGCTTCGTGCCGTCGGGCCTGATCAAGCCGCAGCACAAGCTGGAGGATGAGATGGTGCGCGGCTTCATCAAATCCGCCCGCAAGCTCAGCGAGGATCTGACCGCGCTGAAAGCCAATGCCCTGGGCGAGGCCGGCAGCTTCGCCGATATGCTGGCAGCCGAATATGGCACGTCTCGCGGCGGCAAGAAGGGCAACATGACCTTCAGGAGCTTCGACGGCACGCTCGCGATGGAGGTCTCGGTGCAGGATGCCATCGATCTCGGCCCGGAAATCCAGTCGGCCAAGGCGCTAATTGACGGCTGCGTCGAGCGTTGGAGCGAGGATGCCAACCAGAACCTGAAGGCGCTGGTCGATGACGCTTTTCAGGTCGGCAAGACGGGCCGGATCGACACGCAGCGCGTGCTGAGCCTGCGCCGGCTGCAGATCGATGATGATGACTGGAACCGCGCAATGGAGGCCATCTCGGACGCAATCCGGGTCCATACCACCCGCACATATGTTCGCTTCTACGAGGTCGATCCCGCGACCGGAGCGCGCAAATCCATCCCGCTTGATTTTGCGAAGGTGTGAGCCATGCCTGTGACCTCACTCGATGACTTCAAGGCACAGTTTTCCGCGACCCATGCCCGGCATTCGGACCGTCTTGACGCCGCGCAGACCCTGCCCGAATACCGCAGGGCGGGCGAGGCCCTGCGCGCTGACCAGGCCCGCCTCATTGTCGATGCTGTTCACGCCAATCTGGATATACGTGCGGTTTTCGACTTCCTGACCAGCTTCGGCCATCAGAGTTTTTCCGAAACACTCCCAGATTTCAGGCTCGAAGTCGGGGCCGTCGAGAGTGCCGAACCGCCCAGGACCCTTGAGGACTTCCGAAGCCGGTTTGACGAGGCCGTCGATACATATGTTGCCAGGACGGAAGCCATCAGCGGCGTCTACAAGGCCGACATCGAAGACCTTTTCAGGCAGGCCGAAGATACTGGCCTTGCCGCGAACCCGGCCACCGGCGCGGTCGCAATGGCCTGCCTGGAGCGCCTGCGCGAAAAACTGACCGCCCTTGACGATGGAGGCCCCGGCTATGGAGCTGCGTGAAGCCAGGCGCGAGGCGCATCGCAAGGACGCGAAGGATCTGGTCACCGGCAAGCGCGAGGCCGTCAGCGGGCAACCGCAGAAGGTGCGCCGCAAATTGCTGGTCTGGGACGATGATCTGGATTTTCGGATCGTCACGGCCGACGCCGAGGAGTTAGCCCTTGTGGCCCTCGATCTTGGCGTCAGCCCCGAACGCATCCTGCGCCGCCGCCAGGCGGTGATCTACGAGGCCCAGAAAGGACTGATGCAATGACCCAGGCTCTCAAGCGCAAGATCTTCGCCGGGTGCCGCGAGCTTGGCATCGACACCGACACCCGCAAGGATCTGCAACGCGCCGCGACCGGCAAGGAAAGCCTGGCCGATATGAACGAGGGCGAGTTGAAGCTGGTCATAAATGCCCTCGTTACGAAGGGCTTCAAGCCCACCAAATCCGGCAAGGGCTACCGCCGGGCACCACGCGCCGATCTGCGCCTTGTGCATGTGCTCTGGAAGAAGCTGGGCGATGCCGGCGTGTTGGACAACCCGACCCGCGCGGGCCTCAACGCATTCATCCGGCGGCGCTACGGCGCTGCCTGGGGCGCGGTGCCCCGCGATATCGACGATCTGCGCGACTGGGAGAAGATCGACACCGTTATCCAGGCGCTGCTGCAATGGTGCGAGCGCAAGGGTGTCAAAATCGACCGGGAGATGCTCGGTCGATGAAAAAGCCCGCCATCCACGCCACAGACCACGCCATGGTCAGCTACCTCGAGCAGGTTATGGGCTTGGATCTGGACCCGGTCCGCGCGGAAATATCCGCGCAGGTCGAGCGCGGCGTGGAGCATGGTGCAGGCGGTGTCATCGCGGATGGCTACCGCTACGCCCTGAAGGGCCAAACCGTCATAACAGTCACCTCGGCGCAAGACCCGAGCACACGCACGGGCCGCGTAAAGGATAAGAGACGGGTGCCTGATCGTGTCTGAACGCTTCGACATAGACGAGCTGGAGGCCGATCTTGGGCAGGCATCTGCATTGCGTGTTCTGGCCAATGTGGGCGGGCAGCGGCGCACCGTTCCCCTGCCCGTGAACGCCGCCAAATCCGCGCTCGCCCAGGAGATCGGCCCGATGGCGGCGCGCTGGATCGCGGACCGGCTCGGCGGCGAGACCGTCGCATTCCCATCCCGCACCGGGCGCGACGCAAGCGAACGTGCCGCGCAGCTCCGCGCGGACGTGCTGGAAGCGGGCTTGACCGATCCGATCCGCAGTGCCAACGATATTGCCGGAGCGCATGGCGTAACGTCGCGCCGGGTTGAACAGCTGCGGCAGGAACTGCGCGCCGAATTGGCTCAGGCACCGCGCCGCAAACCCCAACTCCCCCTCTTCCGCGATCTCTGACCCCGAACCGTTTCGGCGGGGATCGCGGCGCGCTGCACCTGCATTCTGGCACCTGTTATCTCCATGAGGTGTCAGCATGCCGACGGTTCGCGAAATCGCCACTGAAATCGTCGCCCGCGAGGGTGGCTTTGTGAATGACCCCGACGATCCCGGCGGAGCCACCAATTTTGGCGTCACCATTGGCACCATGCGCCGTCTCGGTCTGGATCTGAACCGTGACGGATCTGTGGACGTGACCGATGTGCGCAGCCTGACCCGCGAGCGCGCCACCGACATCTTTATCGAGCACTACTACCGCCGCCCGCGCATCGACCAGCTGCCGGAGCAGCTGCAGGCCTCGGTGTTTGACATGCAGGTCAATTCCGGCACCAACGCGGTCAAGATCCTGCAACGGCTCCTGCGCGATATGGGCCTTGAGATTGCCGTTGACGGGGCCATCGGGCCACAGACCATTGGCGCATCCGAGGCCGCCTTTGCCCAGGCACCTGATTACATGGTCGACGCCTATGGCATCGCCCGACGCAACTTCTACTACCGGCTGGCCGACCGCCGCCCGGCCAGCCGCAAATATGCCCGCCGCCGTGACGGTGGCAAAGGTGGCTGGATCGTTCGGGCCGAAGAGTTCATTTCGCCGCGCTTTCACCTCACCGATGCCGAGCACCGCGAAAGGACCGCCGCATGGGGGTAATCAGCCAACTTATGGCCGCGCTTTTCGGGTCCGGCCGCAACCGCCCGCTTGAGATCATCGAGGCCCTGCGCCCCAATGCCGAGGCCCTGTCGCAGCGCGGCTATGGTCTGGATGCCGCCGCTCTTGCACAACTCACCGCCGAATTCGCCCGGCCCTCACGCGGCTGGTTCGACAGCCTGATGGATGGGCTGAACCGATTGCCACGCCCATTGATCACGCTCGGCCTGATCTATGTGTTGGTGTTGCCGGTCTATGATGCGATCCGCGCGGCGGAGGTCTTTACGGCCCTCGCGATCATCCCGACATCCCTGTGGGGGCTGATGATCATCGTGGTGACCTTCTATTTCGGCGGTCGCATGCAGACGCTGGACCAGAATTTCAACCGTCAACTGGCCGGGGCCGCGACCGCCCTGCCCGGGATCATGGATCAGCTCGATGAGCTGCAGGCCTTGCGCGCGCCGGTGTCGGCTGAAGCCGATACACCACTTGCCGCAGATACCGGGCCAGACGCAGCCGCCACCATCGAGGTGCTGCGCCCATCCGATAATCCGGCTCTCTCAGCCTGGCAGGCTGACAGGGAGGGCGCGTGATGATCTTTTTCCTGCGAAGCCTGGTCATTACCGCCCTCGCTCTTTCAGCGATGCCGGCGGTCGCACAATCGGCGCGCTCCCTTTGTGGCACCTACCCGCAGGTCACCGAGGTGCTGGAGGGGCAGCTCGGCCAGGTGCGAAGCGGCTGGGGGCTTGGACCCACCAACCAGCTCTTCGAGGTCTACAGCTCTTCCGAGACCGGGACCTGGGCGATCATCGTGACATCGCCATCGGTAACCACCTGCCTCATGGCAGCGGGCGACTTTTGGAATGACGCGAGCCAGCCGCCCGGCGATGACCTTTAACTGGATAGGCCCTGAGACGTGAACTTATTTTTTGACCCGACAGTAACGATCAGCGTCCTGATGTCCTTCGGGACGGTGTTTTTCGCTTGGTTTCGCACCCGCAAACAGGACGTCGAGGATCGGTTCAGGACCGTCGATGATCGGCTGAAGCTGGGATCTGATCGCATGGACCGTTTCGATGTCCGGATCGCGCGGATCGAACAGAGTTACGACAGCCTGCCAAGCAAGGACGACCTCCACGCCATTCAGCTCTCGCTCTCCGAAATGTCCGGAGATGTGAAGGCGATGCGCGCGAATTGGGGTGGGATGAAGGACACAGTCAAAGCTTTCACCGATACCGTCAGACGTCACGAACAATACCTCCTCGAAAACGGAGCCAAAAAGTGAGCACCTATTCTGAAACCCTGCGCCAGCACGCCCGCATTTCGATCTTGCGCTTTCTTGAGGGCGCTCCGAAATACACATCGAACGCCTCCATGCTGTCCTCGATGTTGCCGCAGGTCGGCATCGCGTTCACCCGCGATCAGGTCACGACCGAACTGAACTGGCTGGACGAGCAGGGCTTTGTCGACCTGGAGCAAACCGGCGCCTTCATTGTCGCGCGGGCCACTGTTCGAGGTGTCGAGATTGCGCAAGGCATCGCGCGCCACCCGGACATTCAGCGGCCCCGGCCGGAGGTGTGACATGCCGCCGCCCAAGAAACTGGACCTGATCCCTGCGGAGTTGAAGAAGCGCCTGGCCGAGACGCTGATGGGGCGCGGTTTCGGTGACATCGTGGATGTGACCGAGGATCTGAATTTCTGGCTCGAAGAGGAAGGGCTGGAGATCCGCATCGGCAAATCGTCGGTCGGCGAATATTCCAAGCTCCTTAAGGAACAGCGCGATGCCTTCTCGATGGCTGAGACGCTCCTGGGTGACATGGATATCGAGGCCGAAAGCACCATGCACAAGGTGCTGATGCAGATGATCGCGACGGCCGCGTTCCAGATGATGAACGCCGTGAGCGAAAAGGACGGGGAGTGGGATCCGAAATCCCTCGCCAGCCTCAGCCGGATGCTGAAGGATCTGATGCAATCGGCCGGGCTGCGCGAGAAGCTGAAGGCCGACGAGCGCGAGCGAGTTGCCGAAGAGGCCCGCGCCGAAGAGCGGGCGGCTCAGGCATCGGCGCTGGAAGATGGTGTGAGTGCCGGCCGGATCAACGCCGAAGCCGCGCAGGCCGCGCGCGAGATCATGGGGTTCAGCTGATGCTTGAGACCACCATCCTGATAATCGGTGCGCTGACCCTGGCGTCAGTTCCCGCGATCCTTGCGTTCGTGATCCTGATCTCTGGCGCGACCAAATCGGGTCTGCCGGAATTCGGAATGGCGGCGCTCAGGGCTCTGGCCGTTGCGGTCGTGCTGTTCGTGATTGTTGCGGCGGGCCTGCTTGTGGCCGTGTTCTGATGGCCAGCCCCATCATCAATTGGTTGCCATATCAAAAGGCATGGCTGAATGATGACAGCCGCTTCAAGATCGGCATGTTCACCCGGCGCGGCGGCAAGACCTTCGGGGCCTCTGGCGAGATCGTGGACGATTGCACTCAAGCCGAAATCGAAGGGCGAAAGACGCGATGGACAATCCTGTCGCGATCCGAGGCGACTGCAAAGGAGGCAATCGAAGACGCGCTGAAACCAATGACAAAGGCTTACTATGCCGCCTATTCGGTTCTGGCCCGGAAGGGAGAGCCCGAGTTCAGCGAAGAAGATTTTCGCGTGCCAGCACACAGGCGCGAAGTCATCCAGAACGGCGCTGTCTACCTCATCGATGTCGAAGAAGCCGTCTACAAAGCCCAGGAGGTCCGGTTTCCCGGAGGCTCACGCGTCACCGCTATCTCTGCCTCGCCGGATGCGGCGCGCGGCTTCGGTGGTAATATGCTCTTCGATGAATTCGGCTTCCACAATGACAGCCGCCGGATTTGGGGCTCCGCTTTTCCCGTCGCCGCGCGCGGCGGCCACAAGATCCGCGTGATTTCCACCCCCAACGGCAAGGGCAACAAGTTCTATGAGCTGATGACTGCCGAGGGGAATGTCTGGTCGCGCCATCACGTCGATATTTACGAGGCCGTTAAACAGGGCCTCGATGTCGATATCGACGAGCTGCGCCAGGGCATGGCCGATGAAGACCTTTGGGCTCAGGAATTCGAGCTCAAATGGATGGATGCCGCCTCGGCCTGGCTGCCCTACGATTTGATTTCCTCCTGCGAGAACCCGCTTTCAGGACACCCGTCGCTGTATCGCGGCGGGATTTGTTTCGTCGGGGTAGACATCGCGGCGCGCAATGATCTCTTCGTGATCTGGGTCCTGGAGCTAGTCGACGGCGTGTTGATTACGCGCGAAATCATCGCCGAGCGCCGCATCACCTTCGCCCGCCAAGACGAGCTTCTTGCCGACGTGATGCGCCGGTATCATGTTGCGAAGGTCGCAATGGACCAGACCGGAATGGGCGAAAAGCCGGTCGAGGATGCCAAGCGAAATCATGGATCTTCGCGGGTCGACGGCGTCCTCTTTGGAGTGGCGTCCAAGCTCGATCTCGCAACCACGCTCAAGGAGAACTTTGAGGACCGCACCCTGTTGATCCCGGCAGGCGACCCCAAGCTGCGCGCTGATCTGCATGCCATCACTTCTGTCACCGGCCCCACCGGCATCCGTCGCCTGGTGGCAGACGGCGAAAGCGATGGCCATGCCGACCGCTTCTGGGCCGGTGCCCTCGCCGCCTCGGCCGCCAACACGGATTATCAGCCTTACGCCTACCGCCCGGTTCCCCCAGGCGGCGGGCGCGACGATGACCGCCCCGTCAGGCTTACCGCCGGGTTCGGGGCGCAGAAAGGAATTTGGTAATGGCTCTTTTGGATCGTTACGGACGCCCGGTCCGTCTTCAGCAACTGACCAAGCCGCAGGCCGAGCCGGGCCTGACCGGTATTCGCAATGCCTGGGCCAGCTCCATCGCCTCGGGCCTGACGCCTGCCAGCCTGGCCAATGTGCTGCGCCGCGCATCCGAGGGCGAGATCCACGACTACCTGGCGCTCGCCGAAGAAATGGAGGAACGCGACGCGCATTACGCCTCGGTCCTGGGCGTTCGCAAGCGGGCCGTCTCGGGCGTGGTGCCGGTCGTCGAACCGGCCTCAGAAGATCCACGCGACGTCAAGATCGCCGATGATGTGCGCGAGACCATTGCCGAACATGACGCCTTTCCCGATCTCATCGAGGATCTGCTCGATGCCTTGGGCAAAGGCTTTTCGGTCGTCGAGATTGACTGGCTGCGCGAAGCCCGCCGCTGGAGCCCGCGCCAGTTTGACTATGTCGATCCGCGCTTCTTCACCTTCGACCGCGAAACAGGCCGGGAGCTGCGCCTGATCGACGAGGCAGATCCAGTCGACGGCAAGCCGCTCGAGCCGTTTCGTTTTATCGCGCACCGCCCCAAGTTGAAATCGGGCCTGACCCTGCGCGGCGGGCTGGCGCGGCTCGTGGCCTTTGGCTGGATGTGCAAGGCCTATACCGTCAAGGACTGGGTGGCCTTCGTTGAAACCTATGGCCTGCCAATGCGGCTCGGTCGCTATGACGAGCAGGCCACCAAGGAAGACGTCGAAACACTGTTCCGCGCGGTCGCCAATATCGGCACCGACGCGGCGGCGGTTCTGCCCAAGAACATGCAGATCGATTTTGAAGAGGTCTCACGCACGGGCAACGATCCATTTGAGACGTTGGCCCGGTGGGTCGATGAACAGACCTCGAAGGCGGTGCTTGGCCAGACCATGACCTCCGACAACGGGTCATCGATGGCGCAGGCCAAGGTCCATAATGATGTGCGGCTCGACATCGCCCAGGCCGATGCACGCGCGGTCAGCGGCACATTGCAGCGCGACCTGGTCATCCCCTTCGTGGATCTGAACCATGGGCGGCAGGATCACTATCCGCGCGTCCTGATCAATATCGAGGAGCCGGAGGATACCGGGCTAATCCTTGAAAGCGCCAGCGGCCTGATTGCCCAGGGCCTGCGCGTTCGCTCCGCCGATCTGCGCGGGCGGCTCGGGTTTAGCGACCCGGATGATGACGACGAGGTGATCGGCGGTGCTCCGGTTCCCGCCAAGGAAAAAACCGCCATCGCGCAAAACCGTGCGGACGCTGACCCCTATGCGGGCGTGGACGATTTGGAAGAGGACCTGTCTGACGATTGGGAGGACGTGATGGGCGACGCGCTGAACAAGGTCATGGCCGAGATCGAGGGGGCCAGCAGCTACGACGAGGCGCGCGCCGCCATCGTCGGAGCCTTCCCCGAAATGCGGAATGCAAGCTTGATTGATGGGTTGGTCACCGCATCCATCCAGGCGCGCGCGTTGGGAGAGAACAGTGATGGATGAACTGAAGCGGCGCGAATATTGGGACATGGTGGAGGAGCTCCGCCGCGAGGCGCGGGAGCCGGGGCCGGGTTCGCCCGATCTCATGAAAAGGGCGGCCGACCTGTTGCAGCGTCTGCTGATCGCGGATGGCTGAACACTCCGACCGCCCTGGCTATTCCTTCGACCCCGGCCCGCCGCCCGAGGCCTCGGCCTATTTTCAAAACAGGGGCCTCAACCCGAGCTTCTCCTGGGAGGATGTCGAGCCGCAGGAACATGCCACCGCCTTCACCGTCGCAAAGGCGATGGACCTCGATGTTCTGGAAGCCATCCAGGGCTCGCTGCAAGAAGCCATCGATGAAGGTATCCCGTTTCAGCAATGGCGGCGCGAGCTGACACCGCGCCTTCAGGCGATGGGCTGGTGGGGCCGGGCCGAGATGACCGACCCGCTGACCGGCGAGGTCCGCGATGTGCAGCTCGGCTCGCCGCGCCGGCTGCGCACCATTTACCGCGCCAACCTGCGCACCGCGCGCGCGGCAGGACAATGGGAACGTATCCAACGCACCAAACGCGCGCTGCCCTATCTGGTCTATCTTCTGGGGCCGTCTATCCGGCACCGGCCCACGCACGAGGCCAAGGAAGGCCTGGTCCTGCCCGTCGACGATCCGTTCTGGGCGCAGTGGTTTCCACCCAACGGCTGGGGCTGCAAATGTCACGTCCGCCAGATCACCCGCCGCGAGGCTGAAGGCCGGGGCATTTCCGACAGCCCCAACATCCCCACGCGGCAGGTCTTCAATTCGCGCACAGGCGAGCTGCGCCAAATCCCGTCAGGTATCGATCCGGGGTGGGAGACCAATCCGGGCCTGACCAGGCAACGCCACGCCGAACAGTTTCTGGCCGGTCGGCTCGACGCGGTCGACCCCGAGATCGCGCGGGTCGCGGCGCGGGATATGGCGACGAGCTGGCGCGCAGCCCGCATTCTGGATGGCACCGCAAATGGAACGGTGCCGATTGCCATGCTGACCGAGGAGCTGACCGGAACCTTGGGCGCGACGACGCGGGTGGTTCGGCTTTCGTCCGAGACCGCCGCGAAACAGGCCAGCCGCCACCCTGAAATAGCGCAGCGTGACTATGTGCGGCTGGCCGACATCATGTCCGACGCCGCAATCCTGCAACAGGATGACCGAAACATGGTGTTCATCGAGCGAGGAGCGGAGCTGCCTTGGATCGGGGTCGTAAAGAGGACGATGGATGGAGGCGAGCTATATCTCACAACTTTCTACAGGGCACATAGCTCGCGCTATGTGAGGCGTCTTTTCGAGCGCGGAACGACGGTCAGGTAAGTAAGCGCCTGGGGGGACGTCACATCCCCCGCGACCCTAGGCCGGTTAGACGGGATACTTGGCTCAGGCGCACACCCGATATAAGCCCGAAATCACCCCGGATCAACAGCAGAGCGGAATTCGACCTGAGCGGCGCGCCGCAATGGGTTCATTTAATACCCATTAAATAGGCTAGGATTGCCAAGTGCGGATTTTCTGGGGCATGGTCGCGGTTGAGGGGTAACCGCCCGCCAGCGGGCCGCTCAGCGTCTCGGCCCAAACCGGCCCCGAAAGGCTTCGGCGGGGATCGGGGCGCGTGCAGGGGCGATAAAGCCTCTCATGAGCCGCAACACCACCACCAATCTCGCAGCTATTGCCATTAATGCCGAGGGCGAAACCGCCCCCGACTGGATCCAGCTGACCCCGCAAGGCCCGAACATCGTGGGCCGAGACGGGCGCAAGTGGACCCTGCCAAACCCGGAGGCCGTGGTTGCGGCCTTCCGTGAGCATGGCGCAGACCTGCCGATTGATTTCGAACACGCAACCCAAGTGAAGGGCGCAAATGGCGAGGAAGCCCCCGCGGTCGGCTGGATCAATGATCTGGACGTTCGCAATGGCGCTCTTTGGGGACGTGTCGAATGGACCGATGCGGGGTCCAACGCCATCAAATCGAGGTCCTATCGTTATGTAAGCCCTGTTTTCACCTTCAAGCGGGCACTCGGCGACATCATCAAGATGGTCTCCGCCGGCCTGACCAATTCCCCCAACCTGAAAATGGCAGCCCTGAACAAAGAGGGCAGCGAAGAGGAGTGTGGCATGAAGCCTGAAATTCTCGAGGCCCTGGGCCTCAAGGAAGGTGCGTCCGATGACGACGTGCTGACCGCGATCAACAAGCTGAAATCGGACGAGGCCACCGCGCGCAACCGCGCCGAGCAGCCCGATGCCGACAAATTCGTGCCGCGCGCCGATTATGATCTGGCGCTGAACAAGGTTCGCGATTTCGAGGCCGCCGACAAAGAGCGCCTCGATACCGATATCGAGGCCGCTGTCGATGCCGCCACCGAGGCGGGCAAGATCTCACCGGCCAGCCGCGACTACCACATCGCCGCCTGCCGCCAGGAGGGTGGCCTGGAGCGCTTCACAAAGATGGTCGATGCCGCGCCGGAAATCGCGGGCAAGTCCGACGTGAAGGGCAAGCCTGCGGGCGAAGCCACCGCGCTCAATTCTGAGGAGCAGCTCATCTGCGATCAGATGGGTATCAGCGTCGAGGATTTCCTCGCGCAGAAAAAAGAAATGGAGGCATAAGCCATGGCCGCGATCACCCCGGCAATCCTGTCCGCCCTCTGGACGGGCGCAAAAAAGAACTTCAACGATGGCTATGAGGCCATGGCCGCCAAGACGTTCTACAAAGACGTCTGCACCATCGTGACCTCAACCGACGCCAAAGAGACCTATGACTGGCTCGGCGACGCGCCGGAGATGGTTGAATGGATCGGCGACCGCGTCATCAAGAACATCAAGGCACATGGCTATGAGGTCGCCAACGTCGAGTTCGAGGCGACTATTGGCGTCAAGGCGACCGACATCAAGGATGATCGCCTCGGCACCTATGGGCCTCGCTTCCGTCGGCTTGGCGAAGCCGCCGCGCGCAAGCCCGACCAGCTGGTCCGTGACCTGATCGTGAATGGCGGCACCCAGCTCTGCTATGACGGGCAGAACTATTTCGACATCGATCACCCGGTCTATGCCAACCATGACGGCACAGGCGCGGTGACCACCGTCTCCAACGTTACCGCCGGTGCGGGCGCGCCCTGGTATCTGCTCGATCTGAACTCGGTCCTGCGTCCCTTCGTTTTTCAGGAACGCGAGAAGGTCAACCTGATTGGCAAGGAAGATGCGCGCCAGTCCGACCACGTTTTCATGAAGAACGAGTATCTCTATGGCGCGGATGGGCGGTGGGCGGCTGGCTACGGCTTCTGGCAGATGGCGCACAAGAGCCAGGCCACGCTCGACAACGACAATTTCGACGCCGCCTTTGAGGCGATGATGGGCGTGCAAGGCGATGGCGGGCGCGAGCTTGGCCTCATGCCGACGCATATCATGGTGGGACGCTCCAACCGCTCAAACGCCAACAAGGTCATCAAGGCCATGCTTGGTGCGGGCGGGGCATCAAACCCGAACTACGACGAAGTTCAGGTCATGGTGAACCCCTGGCTGCCGTAAGGCGGCCAGGCAATCAATGCGGGGTGGAGCAGAAGGTAGCTCGTCAGGCTCATAACCTGAAGGTCGCGGGTTCAAGTCCCGCCCCCGCACCCAGACACGAAGAAAAGCCGCCGAGGAGTATCTGAGATGTTCGATAAAGATGTAACGACCTTTCGCATCGCCGCCGTGAGCCGCCAGGGCTTTTGTCGCTGCGGGGCCTGTTTCACCTATGACGGCGAGGTCGTCGGCGTCGCCAGCTTCACCGAAGAGCAATGGGCCGCGATTGTCGCAGAGCCCAATCTGCGTGTGACCCCCGCCGAAGAGATCCCCGAGACCGAAGCTGAGGCCCGGTTCGATGTCATCTGGGGCGCAATCCAGACGCTGCCTGCCGATGGGTTCCAGAAAAACGGCAAGCCCCGGCTCGAAGATCTGAATGCCGTGCTGGCCGATGACATCGACGGCCCCATCGATGCGGGCGAGCGCGATGCGATCTGGGACCAGATGGTGGGCGACGGCTTCACTGCCCCGCAGGCGGCAGATCCCTGACCCCTTCCCCAGGGCGAAAACCCGGCGCGGCAGAATTGGCCGGGTGAGTAGGTCGGAGCGACGGAGCCGACGGTAAGGCCGTGACAGCCGGGAGAGACCGGCACTGAAATACACCAGGCGCGCCCGCCGACAGGCGCGAGAGCTGAAGGTGGCTGCAGCGGCGGGGCGGCCACCACCGAACACGACAGGACGCACATGGCCTACGCCACGCAAGCCGACATCGTTACGCTCTATTCCGAGAACGCGCTTTTCGTGGCGGATCGGGATGGCGACGGCGTGCCGGATGCGGCCGCGATCACCCGCGCCCTGGGCTCGGCTTCAGGCGAGATCGACAGCTTCCTCAACGTCCGCTACCAGGTGCCCATCGAGGCACCCTCCGATCTGCTGATGCAGTTCTGCGTCGATATTGCGCTCTATCGCCTGGCGCTCGGCCGCGAAGTGCTGACCGAGGAACACCGCAAGAGGTATGAGGACGCCCTTGCCCATCTCAAACTGATTGCGGCCGGCAAGGCCGCGCTGGTTTTGCCGGTGCCGGAAGGCGCGGAAGAAGCCGAACAGACCGGCCCGCGCCCGATTGTGAGCGGCGGGCCAGAGCGCGAATTCACCCGCGAAAAAATGCGGGGGCTCTGAGATGACCGGCGTCATGATCGCAACCACGCTGGAAGCTGTCGGCCTGGACGAGGCCATCACCAGGCTGATGCGGCTCGAGGCTTTCGACGGTGCGCAGCTGATGGATGAAGCCGGGGCCATTCTGGAGAGCTCGACGCGCGGGCGGTTCGACACCAAGACCTCCCCTGACGGCGAGGCCTGGGTGCCGTGGTCCGAAGGTTACGATGACACACGCGATCACGGCGCGCATTCGTTGCTGGTCGAGGGCGGCTGGCTGCGCGACAGCATCCAGAGCTATTCGACCGGGGCCGAGGCCAAGGTCGGCTCCAACATGGTCTACGCGGCCATTCACCAATTCGGCGGCGAAGAGGTCGACAGCAACATCCCGGCCCGGCCCTATCTGGGTGTATCGAGCGAAGACGTGACCGATCTGCACGACCTGGTTGGCTCCTATATCGAGGAGCTGCTGCAGTGACTGTCTCGCCCACTCTTCTTTTTGATCTGCCGCAGCTCGTCTGCGACCGGGTCGACACGGTTCTTCCCGAGCTGAAGCGGTGCGCGCCTATTCATGGCGAGTTCACCTTCGCCGAGTTGAAGAAAATGGGCTTGCCCGCCCCGTCGGTTCTGGTCTCGACGCTGCGCCTGAAACAGGCGCGCGAGGCCGCCGGCGGCTATGTCGAGTTTCACGCCGGCATGGTGGCCTATGTCATCACGCGGGACGAACTTGGCGCGCCGCGCGATGAGGCCGCGACCAATATGGTGCAGGCGCTCCTTCAGCTGGTTCCCGGCAATGCTTGGGGCGGCGCAGGCCTCGGGGCGGCTCGCGATGTCATGGCCCGCCCCGCGATCACCAAGGAGACCCGCGATAACGGCGTCACGCTCTGGCTGGTGATGTGGTCGCAGCCTGTCACTTTCTTCTACGACGCGCCCGGACCTCTCGGAGCCGAGCTCTATGTCGCCCAGGCCCCCGATATCGGTGCCGCCAATGAGGGTGCCTATGACGACGTGGGAGGTGGCCCATGAGCTTTGAGGCCGCAGAAGCCGACCGCCGCATCGGCGGGCTGTTGCAGATTGGCACGATTGTCGAGATCGATCCCGCCGCCGCAACGGCCCGCGTCCAGTTGGGCGACCTGACCACGCCGATGATCCCGGTTAACGCCATGCGCGCCGGCGGCATTCAGATCTGGTGGATGCCCCAAACCGGCGAGCAGGTCATGGTCGGAGCGCCGTCGGGCGACATCGCCCAGGCCGCGATCCTCGCCAGCTATTATGCGGGAAATGCGCCCTCGGAGAATGCAGCCGAGCCGATGATCAACCTCGCCGGCGGCCGGATGCACCTCATCGGCGATCTGATCGTCACCGGCGACGTGATCGCCCAGGGCGTGAGCCTCGTCACCCACACCCATGGCGGCGTCACACCCGGTGCCGCCAGCACAGGAGAGCCCAACTGATGCCCGAAAAGCCGCAAGAATACGTGACCCGTGCCGCCGGATGGGTGGCGGGCAAATACCGCGCCGAAGGGTCGACCGTCACCCTGACCGCCGCCCAGGCGAAATACGAAAACGTCGTCCTGGCTTCCGAGGCCGGCCCGGATGTTCAGATCGTCGGATCGCTGGATGACCCGACGGTGAAAGCCTCGGGCCTGAGGGAAAAGGCCGAGGGTGAGAAAGCCAAGCGGAGCCGCGCGAAGAAATGATCGGGATGGACCGGCATACCGGGCGAGCGCTCAGCGGTGACGCGCATCTCGCGCAATCGATCACCGATATCCTGACGACGCCCACGGGCACGTTGGTGATGCAGCGCGACTATGGTTCCGACCTGCCGGATATCATCGACCAGCCCTTGAACGGTCAGACCACTATCGACGCCTATCAGGCCGTCGCCGAGGCGCTCGATTTGTGGGAGCCGCGCATCTCGATCGAGCGCGTCCAGATCGCGGTTGCGCGCCCCGGTTATTCGGAAATCGACCTGACCATGGAGAGCGCGGATGGCGAAGAAGGCACGAGCCTGCCCATCATCGTGAGGGCTGTGGCATGAGCGGCTTTGCCCAGATCAACCTGGCCGATCTTCCGGCACCCGCCATCATCGAGACGCCGGCCTTTGAAGATCTCTTTGCCGAAATGAAGGCGAAGGCCATCGAGCTGGAGCCGGGCCTCGCCGATGCGCTGGCACTTGAAAGCGAGCCGGCCACCAAGATGTTGAGGGTCGGGGCCTATTACCGGATGTTGGACCGGCTCTGGTTCAACGACGGGGCCAAGGCCAACATGCTGGCGCTCGCCACGGGCACCGATCTGGACGGGCTGGCAGCATTCTGGGGCGTCGCGCGGCTGGTTATCCAGGCGGCCGACGACACCCTGACGCCGCCGGCCCCCGAGATCCTTGAAAGTGACGCGGATTTTCGCAGGCGGGTGCAGCTCTCGCTCGAAGGGCATTCCACGGCGGGGCCGCGCGGGGCCTATATCTTCTGGGCATTGAGTGCGGATGCGGATGTGAAGGACGCGTCCGTTGACAGCCCGACACCAGGCGCTGTTGTTGTCACCGTCCTGTCACGCAGCGGCGACGGCGCACCGGATGCCGGTCTGCTGACAATCGTGGCGGACGCGCTGAACGACGATGACGTGCGCCCGCTGACTGACCAGCTGAGCGTTCAGGCACCGACCATCCTGGCCTATCAGGTCACCGCCGAGCTCACACTCTATCACGGCCCCGACGGAGCCGAGGTGCTGGCAGCCGCGCAAGCAGCCATCACGACCTATGCCGACGCAATGCACAGGCTCGATCACGACATCACCCTGTCGGGCATCTATGCGGCCCTGCATCAATCCGGCGTGCAAAGGGTCGAGCTGACCTCGCCCGCCGCAGATATCGCCGTCGCCGCCAATGAGGCCGCCTATTGCGATGCCATCACCGTCACAATCGGGGGCCGCGATGTCTGACATCTCCATCCTGCCACCCAATTCGAGCCCGGCCGAGCGCGCGCTGGAGGCCGCGATTGCCGCCGGGCGCGCAGATCTCTCGCCTGTCGGCCAGCTCATGAACGCCGACACATGCCCCGCGCATCTTCTGGGATGGCTGGCCTGGGCGTTCTCTGTCGATGTCTGGCAAGATGACTGGTCCGAGGCCACGAAGCGCGCGGTGATCCGCGCTGCGATCACCGTTCACCGGCTCAAAGGCACGCGCGGCGCGGTCGTGCGCGCTCTGATGCCGCTCGGTTTTGCCACTGAGATCTCTGAATGGTTCGAATATGGCGGCGCGGCGCATACCTTTCGCGTCGATGCCTACGGCGGTGACGTGTTCGCGGCCGGGCTTACTGTCGATACCGATCTTCTGGAGCGGGTCACGTACCTGGTCGAGGCGGTGAAGCCGGTGCGATCCCATTTCACCCTGCGCGTCGGTGTGAGCTTTGGCACTGATCTGACCCTGCGCAGCCATCTGGGCGCGCGCCAGACCGTCACCACACCCGTCACGCCAACGGTGCCCGCCCGCACCATCGCGACACCCATCAACCTGCGCAGTCATATCGGCGCACGCGCGGCGTTCGCCGCTCCGGTGATCCCCGCCGCGCCGGCGCGCCGCGCGCGGTCAACCCTCTTCGCGCGCGGCCATCTGCGCATCCGCCAGTTCATGCAGATCACCACCACGCCCGTCATCTACCAGGAGGCCCCGTTCCATGCCGCTTAACGCGATCCAGATTATCACCGCCACCGGCCAGGCCAAACTGGCCGAGGCCATGTTCGAGGCGCTTGAGGTGCGCATCACTGACGTGGCGCTCGGCGATGGCAACGGCGCACGCTACGATCCCTCCGAGGCGCAAACCACGCTGCGCGGTGAGCTGCTGCGCCAGCCGATCACCAGCCAGAGCCAGTTCGACGCGCAGACATGGCGTGTGCGCGTCGAGTTCGGCACCGAAATTCCGGCGTTCTGGCTGCGCGAAATTGGCTTTTTCAACGCGGCTGGCGATCTCATCTTCCTGGTCGCGGGCGCGGATATCAACGAAGGCTGGACCGGCGCGTTCGATCTGCTGTTTCAGCATGATTTGAACCTGACGGGCATCAAGGATGGCCTCGTTGTCGTCGCGGCCCCCGACGATGAATACGTCACCTACGCCACCCAATCCCTGCACATGCAGGCCACCCTCACCCTGCAACAGTTCAACCTGACCGAGGCCTTTCGCGCCCAACACGGTCACTATCCGGGAGTTTGACCGATGACCCTTGAAGACTTGTCCCAAGCCACCGCCGCCATGCAGGCGGCCGCCGACGCCTTCAACAGCAAGGCCGGTGAGATCGACGACGCGGCTCAAGCCGCAACGAATAATTTGCTCGGCCTGACAGAGAGCCAGGCCTGGTATCAAGCCAAGGTCGATGCCAACGATCCTGCACCGACCCGCGTATCGGGCGGCACGTTCCTCTCGATCAAGGAGGTGACCGACCGGGCACCCGCCGGATCCCTTGTCCGTATCGAGCTGCTTCCAGACCAAACCTACACGGTCGCCTACAACATCAACCTCAAGAACCGCTTCCTACGATTTGTCCGCCCGAAATATTTGCCGGGAGCCAACCCGGTGCTCATCTTCGAGACCTATACGTTCGTGCAGGACGCAACCGAACTTAACGCCAACTATGGGTTTTCGGCGGGCGGCGGCGGGAGCCTTAGCTTCGACGATATCTCGATCCAGCTCAAGGACAAGGCTAACCCGGCGGCCGACTGGAGCCTCTGGTCAAATCTCCTGCACTACCAAACAGGGGCGACAAACCGGGTGCGGCTGGGCTCCTGCGTCGTCACCGGCGTTGCAGGCCAGAGCATCACCTCCTGCGGTGGCGGTGGTGTGGCGCTGCTTGGGTTATACAACACGGTTCTGGACGGCCCTATATACGCCGTCGCGCACGCAACCAATGGCTCCGTGGTGATTGGCAAAAACCGCATGACACTAATGAACGGGGCTTCGCTTACTGACGCAGGCACCATCGGTGTCAACATCCTCAGCAACTAAGGGCAGAAACCATGACACTGACATTTGACTATGACGGGCGGACCCTGGTGAACTGGACCGTCGCGGACGCGCTGGAAGCCGGTGTGCCGCAGGCGATCATCGACGCCGCCCTGACCGACCAGCGGCTGGCCGCGATCAAGGCCGAAACGCGCCGCCGCATTTATGCCGTGGCGTCGTCCGAGGCGCAGATGAACATGGCGGCTGCGACCGCCGTGATCTCGGGCAAGGCAGCCAGCGCCCGGAGCGACGCTGAAAAAGCCACGCTCGTGGGTGCGGAGGCCGCTATCGGCTGGGTCGCCGCCATGCGCCTGACCATCGCCACCCTCGCCGCCGATCCCGACGCCGACTTCACCGCCGACGCCGCCTGGCCCGATGTGCCCGACGAGGCACAGGACATGATCGCCAACTTCTAAACGGAAAGGACAAGAACCATGCCCGAGCAGTTTCTTCATGGCGTCGAGGTCGTCCAGATCGACGACGGCATTCGCCCCATTCGCACCGTCAAGTCATCGGTCATCGGCCTTGTGGGCACCGCGCCCAATGCCGATGCGAGTTTTGCCGAGAACACGCCCACCCTGATCGAGGGGCCGCGCAAGGCGGCACTGCTGGGCGCGGACAGCACCCTCAAGGATGCCTATGATGCGCTTTACGCCCAGGGCGTAAATGTCGCCATCATGGTCATCGTGCCCGAAGGTGTCGACGCCGCCGCGACATTGGCCAATGTGGTCGGTGACGCCACCGCGCGCACCGGCACCTGGGCACTGGAGGATGCCCAAAGTGTTCTGGGTCTCACGCCCCGCATTCTGGCGGCACCGGGTTTCACCTCGTCGCCTGCGGCCGATCCGGCCAATCCGGTGACCACCAACCTGATCACCATCGCCGACAAGATCCGCGCGGTGGTCATCGCGGACGGACCCAACACCAACGAGACTGACGCGCTCACCATGCGCGCGAAATGGGGCTCGGACCGGCTCTTCATCGTTGATCCGGCCGTGCAGGTCTACGACACCGATGCGGCGGCCTATGTCACGCGGCCCGCCTCCGGTTATGTCGCCGGGCTGATTGCGCGCCGCGACATCGAGAAAGGTTTCTGGTGGTCGCCCTCCAACCAGGTGGTGGGCGGCATCACCGGCACGGCCCGGCCGGTGTCGTTCCAGATCAACTCGACCGAGACCGAGGCCAACCGGATGAACGAGGCCGAGGTCGCGACCATCGTGCAGCGCAATGGCTTCCGGCTTTGGGGCAACCGGGGTGCCGGGGCGGATGCGCAATGGGCCTTCCTGTCCGTGCGCCGCACCGCCGACATCCTCTATGAGAGCATCGAGCAGGCGCATCTCTGGGCCATGGACCGGCCCATGTCGGCGCAGCTCTTCCTCGATATCCGCGATGGTGTTCAGGCCTTCGGTCAGAACCTCGTCAACCAGGGCGCGCTTTTGGGGTTCAGGTGCTGGATCGATCCTGAGCTGAACACCGAGACCACGCTGAAGGCGGGCAAGCTCTATCTCGATTTCGACTTTGAGCCGCCCGCGCCGCTGGAGCACCTCGTGTTCCGCGCCCATCGCAATGGCGACTATTACGACGAGCTGATCGCCCAGGTCAGCCAGGCTGCCTGAAGGAGGATATGAACCATGCAGCAATACCCCCGCACAATCCGTAATTTCAACGCCTTTATCGACGGCGTTTCTTACGCCGGGCGCGCCGTTGACGCGAAGATGCCCGAGCTGAAGCTCCAGACCGCCAACCATCGCGGTGGCGGCATGGACGCCCCCATCGCCATTGACATGGGCATGGAGGCGATGACCGCCGAGGTGACACTCGCCGAATGGCCGCCCGAGCTGATCAAGATGTTCGCCACGCGCCGGCGCATGACATTGCGCCCGGTGGCCCAAGGCGAGCATGACGACACCGCCGATACCTGGATCGCCACCATCGGCGGGCGCTGGACCGTCACCAACATGGCCGATCTGAAGCCCGGCTCTGACGTGCCGCTGAAGCTGACCCTGGCAGTCGATTACTACCGGCTGGAAAAGGACGGCGAGGAGCTGGTCCTGATCGATGTGGAAGCGGGCAAGCGGATCATCGGCGGCGTCGACCAGCTGGCCGGCCAGCGCGCCGCGATGGGCTTCTGAGGCCCTTACCAATCCTCCGGGCGCGGGGTTTCGCGCCCGGTTTAATCCACTGTTTAATGAGGCCTGAATGCCATGAGTAAAGCTGCCGATCCAAACACCGTCACCCTGTCAGAGCCGGTCACCATTGACGGCAAGAAGGCTGCCAAAATCACCCTGCGAAAGCCCGTGAGCGGCGAATTGCGCGGCCTCAATCTGGCAAACATTATGCAGATGGATGTCTCGACCATGATCCGGCTCTTGCCGCGCATCACCATGCCGCCCCTGGATGAGGGCCAGGTGGCCGCGCTGCCCCCAGAGGACCTGATGGATCTGTCCATGAGGACCGTGGGTTTTTTCGCCCAGAAGAGCCAGCTTCAGCAACTGCAGGACGAACTGAACTGAAGCTGGTCGCCGAAGTGGAGGATGCGATGGCCGATATTGCCATGGTCTTTCACTGGGGACCGGAGGAGCTGGCCGCAATGTCCCTAGAGGACCTGTCTTTCTGGCGTGAAAAAGCCCGTATCCGGCACGAGGGCAAAAGCAAGTAAGGATGCACCCGGCCCATGTCCACACCCGATCTTAACGTTGCACTGATCCTGCGCCTTGTCGACGAGGTGACGGCCCCGGCGCGGCCGGTGATCAGATTGGTGCGCCAGATCGGCGAAGAAACCGAGCGGATGGGCCAGGCCGGCATGGCCTGGGCCGACAGCCAGCTTGCCAGCAACGCGCAACGCCGCGCGGCCTTGCAGAGCGAGGTTATTGGCGTGGCGGCAACGGCCGCGGCCTATTACCAGGCGTTGCGCCCGGCGGTCGAGTTCGAGACGGCCATGGCGGGCGTGCGCCGTGTGGTCGATTTCGACACGCCGGAAGGCTTTTCCGAAATGCAGCGCGACATCCTTGCCCTGGGGACCTCGGGCGGCATTCCGATGGTCTCGGAAGGCATTGCCGCGATCATCGAGGCCGCAGGCCAGGCCGGTGTGATCGATGATGCGTTGCCCGATGCCGAGGAGCGCGCGGCCTATATCGAATTCGCCCGCGACGCGGCCCAGATGGGCACGGCCTTTGACATGTCGGCCGAGAGCGCGGGCGCGAACATGGCGCTCTGGCGCGTCACTCTGCGAATGAGCCAGCAAGAGGCGCTGGCTGTGGGTGATGCGGTCAATTACCTCTCGAACAACATGGATGCCAGCGCGCCGGGCATTGTCGAGATGATGCGCCGCAACGGGGCCTTTGCACAGGCGGCAGGCATGACGGAGACATCAATTGTTGCGCTCTCTGCCGCCTTCCTGGCGGGCGGAGCCGCACCGCAAGTGGCCGCGACGGGCATGCAGAACCTCATCACGACAATGACGGCCGGTGCCTCTGCCACCGATGCGCAACGCGAGGTCTGGCAGAGCCTCGGCCTGGACGCCGAAGAGATGGCCGAACGGATGCAGGTCGATGCCCAGGGCGCGATCTACGATGTGATGACCGCGCTGGCCGATCTGCCCGAATACACCCAGATCGCCGCGCTGACGCAGCTCTTTGGCCGCGAGAGTGCCGATGCGATTGCCCCGCTCCTTGCCAATCTGGGCCTCCTTGACCAGGCGTTTGGGCTGGTCGCGGACCCCGCCCAATACGCGGGCTCGATGTTGGAGGAGTTCCGCGTGCAGGCCGAGACCACGGCCAATGCGCTGGTCATTACGCGGAACTTCACCCGCGCGATGTCGGTCTCCATTGGCTCGATCCTGCTGCCGGAGATCAACGCGCTCTTCAAGGCGATCCAGCCGGTCATCACGTCGATAACGGAATGGGCTGCGGTCAATCCCGAGCTGATCCAGCTCATTGCCCGCGTGGCCCTTGGCATGCTGGCCTTCCGCGCAGCCTCCATCGCGCTCCGGTGGGGCCTTCTGTCCTCGCTGGTGCCGGTGCTTCAGCTCATTCGCGGCGGATCCTGGTTGATTGCCATGCTGCCGCGTCTCGGTGGCGCACTGTTGGCGCTTCTGAACCCTCTGGCTTGGGTGCGCGGGGCGGTCTGGGCGATCCGCACCGCGTTCATTGCCTCGGGCATCGGCCTGCTGATCGCGGGCATCGCGGCGGCGGGCCTCTGGATCTACAATAACTGGTCCGGCCTCAAGATCTTCTTTGTCAATCTCTGGGCGGCCTTCCGCGAGGCTCTCGGCCCGGTCGCCCCTATCCTCGACGGCATCATCGAGAGCGTGCGGACGCTCTGGAACTGGTTGATACAACTTCTTGGCCCCCTTGATGCGACCGAAACTGCTTGGGCTGCCTGGGGCACGACCGTAGGGACGGCACTTGGCGGTGCCATTGCCGGCATCTTTGATTGGAGCGGTGCCAATCAGGGGCTAATTGCCAGCCTGGCCAAGATCATGGCCCTACTTGTCGTGCTGCGCGCGATCTGGATTTTTCCAATGGCACCTGTTCGCGCGGTTGGCCGCCTCTTAGCTTGGCTGGCACGCGGTCCGGTCATGTGGGTCGTCCGCGGCATCCGACTGATCGGCGCCGCCATTCTATTGATTGGCCGCCTAGCCCTTACTAATCCGATAGGGCTGGCCATAACCGCAATCGCGGCGCTCGCCCTTGCTGTCTATGACAATTGGGGTGCCATCGTCGTCTGGTTCCGGGAAAAGATCGAAGTGGTGCGCGCGGCCTTCGATGAAGGACTTCTAAACGGGGTCTTTGCTGCGCTCGCGGAATTCAACCCGTTCACTCTGGCGGCGGAAGGCCTTCAGGGATTGATCGCCTATGTAATGCAACTCCTCGGCGTGCCCGAGGAAATCGTTACGGCTTTTGCCGAGTTTAGCCTCTGGGATACCGGCGTCACTCTCATTCAGTCGCTCTGGGACGGCATGCGCTCGCTGGTGACGCAGCTTGTCGCCGACATCACCTCCTATCTGGCGGGTATCATGCCGCAATGGGCTCTGGATTTCATCAATGGCGACCTTCAGCGCGGCAGCCTGTCTCAGGACCAATACATCAATCCTGTCGATGAATTCGGCGAAATGCCTGGGCGAGATGCAGGGGGCCCGGTGCGTGCGGGCATGCCTTACTGGGTGGGCGAGCGTGGCCGCGAGATGTTCATTCCCGGCGTCTCGGGCTCCATCGTGCCAACCCGCGTGATCCGCGCCGCAATGGCGGCCGCCGCATTGAGCGCGCCGGTTGCGGCCGCCGCCGATACCGAGTTTCTGGAAACCCGGCTTGACCGCCGCCCGGCCCTTTCGGCACCGGCCGGGCGGATGGCGAGCACCACAATCGAGGTCGGCCAGATCGTGATCAATGCGGCTCCTGGGCAGGACCCGGCCGCCATTGGCCGCGAGGTGCGCCGCCAGCTGCAGGCGTTGCAGGATGACCGGCGCGGCGATTTACATGACGGGGTGGATTTCTGATGGCTGTCGGCATGGTGATGATGGCGCTCGGCGTCTTTCGGTTCGGCATCACCGGATCGTCCTATCAGTCGCTCACCCGCAGCGCGGGCTATCGCTGGTCCAAGGCCGAGCGCGTGGGCCGCGCGCCCGCCATGCATTATGTCGGCCCCGACGCGGACGAGGTCACCATCGAGGGCGTGATCTATCCCCACTTCAAGGGCGGGCTGAGACAGGTCGAGCTGATGCGCCTGCGCGCGGGCACCGGCGCACCGATGATGATGGTCGATGGCCTGGGCTGGATCTGGAAGAAATGGGTGATCGTGCGGGTCGAGGAAAAGAAGAGCGTCTTCATGCGCGACGGCGCGCCGAAAAAAATCGAGTTCTCCATCACCCTGCAAGCCTATGGGAGGGATCGCGCATGAACATTTACCGCACCCGCCAGGGCGACATGCTCGATGCGATCTGCAAGGCCCATTACGGCAATGAGGGTATGGTCGAGCCCGTCTACGACGCCAATCCGCACCTGGCCGAGCTCGGCCCGATCTTGCCGATGGGCCGCGAGGTCTTTCTGCCCGATCTGAGCGCCCAGACTGTGACCAGGCCGATCCGCCTTTGGGGCAGGCGCGATGCAGGTTGATTTCCGGATCATCGCCAATGGCGAGGATGTGACCGCGCTCATGCGCGACCGGCTTCTGGGTCTTACCGTCACCGATGAGGCGGGCACCAAATCCGACGCCGCAAGGATCGTGATCGATGATCGCGATTACAGGGTCGAGCTGCCCGAGACCGGGGCCAAGCTGGAGATCGCGATGGGCTTCAGGGGAACCGGCCTGATCGATATGGGTACGTTCGTGGTCGATGAGGTTACGGGCGAAGGCCCGGTCGACCAGATGACCATCTACGCCAAGGCCAGCGACATGCGCGGCGGCATCCGCGCGCGGCGCACCCGCAATTGGGACAATGTCACGCTGAACGATATCGTTGGCACCATCGCGGGCCGTCATGGCCTGACCCCGGCTGTTGCCCCCGCCCTGCGCGGCACGTTCTATGCCTATATCGCCCAGACCGCCGAAAGCGATCTGCATTTTCTGACCCGCCTGGCCAATGACATCGATGCCACCGCCAAGCCGGTCTCAGGCCGCCTTGTGGTGGTCAAACGCGGCGCGGGCCGCGACGCCGAGGGCGAGGACATTCCGCTCGTCGCCCTCACCCGCACCGATCTCAATGAATGGACCTGGAAGGTGACGGGCCGGGGCCGCTACGGCAAGGTCGAGGCCAATTGGTCGGAGATGGGCAGCGCCGTGGTCAATACCGTGACGGCAGGCGGCGACGAGCCGGTCTTGCGCCTGCGCCACCGCTATCCGAACGAGGAGGAGGCCCGGAGAGCCGCCGAGGCCGCCCTGACGCGCTCCAGGCGCGCCAGCGGTACTATCGGCGGCTCGCTTGGCGGCTTCTATGGCGAGATGCTGGCCGAGGGCAGGATCGACCTTCAGGGAGTGAAGCCGGAATTGACCGGCGCGTGGAGCCTGACCCGCGTGGCACATGTTCTGGACCGCAGCGGCCTGATTACCAGCTTCGACGCTGAACGCGACAATGAGAAAGAGGAAGACGCATGAGCACGCCCCTTATCCTGGCCTTCTACTATGGGCACGGCACTCCAGTTGATCGCCTGATCCGCACCGCCACACGGTCACCTTTCAGCCATGTCGAGTTGGTCGCCGATTGCCTGCCGCCGCCTGACGCCACCTGGTGGGAATGCCGGGCGATTTCGTCAAGCGCACGCGACGGCGGGGTGCGGGAGAAAACCATCGTTTGCGGTCTCGATAAATGGGTGTTTTTACCCCTGACCGGATGGCAGCCAGCCGACGCCTGGCAACGCGCTGCAGCCCAGATCGGCAAACCATATGACTACGCCGGCATCGTCATGAACTTCACCGTGCCCCTGCGCCGCCATTTGCGCGACAGCTGGTTCTGCTCCGAACTAAGCGGCAATGCCCTAGGCCTGCACGCGCCGCATACGATGTCACCGGGCGATCTCTACTACCGCGTAAGAGGGCTGAACGAAGCCTTCGTAAATGGCCAGCTCAACCCACCACCCCGGTAGCAGGAGGCCACCAGGCGCTGAGAACGCCTGGCGACACGGGGGTATCCACATCACATGGCCCCGCCGACCCACATGGTTTCAAGGCCGCTCCCCAGCGGCAAATTGGAACGATTCTGTTTAATGACCCGTAAACCCTCTCTGACCCCCGTCGCCCCCATCAACCCCGTGGCCCCCTGGCTAGGCGGCAAACGCAATCTCGCCAAGGTGATCACCCCGATCATCGCGACGACGCCGCACACCACATATGCAGAGCCCTTCGTTGGCATGGGCGGCATCTTCCTGCGCCGCAGTGCCCGTCCGAGGGCCGAGGTGATCAACGATCTGGGCCGCGACGTGGCCAACCTCTTCCGCATCCTGCAGCGCCATTATCCGCAGTTCCTGGACACGCTGAAATTCCAGATCACGACACGCGTGGAATTCAACCGGCTGGTCGATACCAACCCCGAGACGCTGACCGATCTGGAACGCGCCGCGCGCTTCCTCTACCTGCAAAAAACGGCCTTTGGGGGCAAGATCGAAGGGCGGAATTTCGGCGTCTCCAAAGACCGTCCAGCCAGGTTCAACATGACCACTCTGGAACCCATGCTCGAGGAACTGCACAGCCGCCTCTCGGGCGTTGTGATCGAATGCTTGGACTATGCCGAATTCATCGCCCGCTATGACAGTCCCGGAACGCTCTTCTACCTCGACCCGCCTTACTGGGGCAACGAGGCCGATTACGGCCGAGGCATGTTCAGCTCGGCCGAGTTTGAGCGCATGGCGGCGCAACTGGCAGGCATTAAGGGCCGGTTTCTGATGTCCATCAACGACGCGCGCGAGATACGCCGGATCTTTTCCGGGTTCGAGCTGAGGGAGGTTTCGACCAGCTACACGATTGGCACCAAGGCCGGGTCGCGGGGTCAGCGGGCTGAGCTGTTGGTGGGGAATTTCGCCACGGTCAATTGACTTTGAAACCGGCGTGACCTGTGCGAGAATTCGAGCGTCGAGGAGCATCAGCATGGCACAAAAATCCGAAATCGAATGGACAGACGCGACCTGGAACCCCGTGACCGGCTGCATCAAGGTAGGCCCAGGGTGCGATCATTGTTATGCGGAGCGATTTGCAGAACGCTGGCGGGGGATCGAGGATCACCCCTATGAGCAGGGGTTCGACTTGCGGCTTTGGCCTGCACGCCTTCAGCAACCGATGCTCTGGAAAAAACCACGGATGATATTCGTGAACTCGATGAGCGATCTATTCCAGAAGGAAATTCCTCGTGAGTTTGTCGACCAGGTTTTCGACAGTATGGAGGCAGCGAATTGGCATGTATTTCAGGTGCTGACCAAGCGCAGTTCATTGATGGAGAAATACGTCCGAGGGCGCTATGGATCTGCCTCTGTGCCGGGGCACATTTGGCTGGGGGTTTCCGTCGAAGACGCCGCTCACAATGGCCGGATCGCTCATCTCCGGCGGATCAACAGCGAAGCCCGCTTCATCTCTTTTGAGCCGCTGCTGGCCCCTGTTGGTGATGTTGACCTCTCGGGCGTTGCCTGGGCGATTGTTGGCGGTGAGAGCGGGCCTGGTGCCCGCCCGATGTCCGAAGCCTGGGTCCGACAGATCAAGAATACCTGCGAGCGGGACAATGTTGCCTTTTTCTTCAAGCAGTGGGGCGGAGCGCGACCAAAGTCAGGTGGCCGCCTGCTAGATGGCGAAGAGTGGAATGGTTTCCCTTGGCAAATTGTCCCGGAACCCATCATTGCCGCATTGAGCAACTGA